AATCAAGAATGATCAATATAGGTCTGAGCCATTGGCTTCGGTGACGGCAACAGATTTCATGGTTTCACTCTTGGGACCCGGCACCAAACCGCTTGGCTTCCAAGCCAGAAAGATTGATATCTGTCTAGGAGCAGAGAAAATCTTCATCATTCCAGAAACCACCTCTGAGTTCGGTGAACCTCAATACGCTCGTATCGAGGGCCTAAATGATAACTATCGGTTGAGCCATCTTGGCGGCTGGGTACTGCAAAGGCAGTTGAGCAAAATAGTTATCGATGAACCGGAATTTGAGGATGTTGGCGTTTTTGATCAAACGCTTTTTGTAAACCTTCTTATCGACAAAATGCAGCGCGCAACCAGCTAAAACAACCCCCCCAGCATCTCCGGCTGCCAGTTCATGATGATCAGCTCTGAGCTGGTTTCTGCCCCTCCTTGGCGCTGATTGCCGACGCTGTATTTGATCGCTGTTTGCTCCATGTGGAAGCCCTCGAACGCCTGGCGGATGTCTGGGTGGTCGTTGATGCTGACCATCACTTTGCCCTTGCAGCGGCGCATGAAGGCGGCCATCTCCTGGTACTGGTCGAACGGGAAGGCAACCCCATAGCCCTCGGTCTGCCAGTACGGCGGGTCCATATAGAAGAAGGTATGTGGGCGGTCATAGCGCTCGGCACAGGCGAGCCAACTCAGGTTCTCTACATAGGTACCTGCCAGGCGCAGGTAAGCCGCTGACAGGTTCTCTTCGATCCGACACAAGTTGATTGCTGGGCCGGTGGTGGCGGTGCCATAGCTCTGGCCGTCCACCCGGCCACCGAAGGCGTGCTGTTGCAGGTAGAAGAAGCGCGCCGCACGCTGGATGTCTGTCAGGGTTTCGGTCGGGGTGTCTTGCAGCCACTTGAACAACTGCCGGCTGCTGAGCGCAAACTTGAACTGGCGGACGAACTCTTCCAGGTGGTTCTGCACCACTCGGTATAGGTTGACCAGTTCGCCGTTGATGTCATTTAACACTTCTGTCTTGGCCGGCATCGGGCGCAGGAAGAAAAGCGCGGCGCCGCCCGCGAAGACTTCGACGTAGCATTCATGGGCAGGGAATAGGGGCAGAAGCCGGTCGGCTAGGCGGCGCTTGCCACCGAGCCAGGGGATGATGGGTGAGCTGTGCATGTTGTTACCTTTGAGAGATTTCGCTAAATACTGTATTTATAACCAGTATTTAGCGACTCTGATTCTCTTCAGTACCAAGGAGTACACCCATGAAAGACAGCAGCCAGTACGTGACCATTCCCCTGCAATTCAATGCCAACCACTGCCGACAGGCTCGTCAGATGCTGGACTGGAGTGTGGAAAAGCTCGCTCAGGAGTCCGGGGTGTCGATTGCCGCTATCGAGGGCTATGAAGCCGAGACGCGGGACTTGAAAGAGGTAACACGCCAGGCGCTGGCATTCCGGCTTGAGTCCGAGGGGCTGGTGTTCTTTGACGGGCACCAGCCCCTGCGTGGGGATAATGTGTGCGGCTGCACTCCTGATCCAGCCTTGGCGCGCGACTTCAACCTAATCGAGTAATGATCAGATCGGCTTACATGGGTGGATCAAGAACGCGAAGCCCTTGAAGTTCTTGAAGTCGCGGCCTGCGTAGTCCTGGTACCAGTGATCGCGGCGGAACTCGTGACCGATCTCGATGATGGCCGCCACATCGCGGCCAAACACCTTGAACGGCCACTGCCAGACCCAGTAGATGCGGTAGTAGCGCCTGCCATCGTCGCGGCTGGCCAGGGCGAACTGGTAGCCAGTAGAGTCAGGGCGATCCCGCACAAACTCCTGGCCAGCCAGCAGCTGGAAGGTGCAGCGGCGGATATCGCAGGCCATCACGAACGACTTGAAGCGGTGCAGCGGGTTGCGCATAGCGCCCCACCAACATTGCGCGCGGTAGTACAGATTGCGCCAGCCGAACGGCACATCACGGCCCGCCCAGCGCAACGCATCATCACCAAGAAAGCCGTCGTAGGGGTTATCCCACCACGTTGCCCAAGGCGCCAGTGTGCGCAGCCACCACTCGTTGACGCCATCCGTCTTGTAGGTGGCAGCCTTCTGGCTGTCGTCTGGCCGCAGCAGCGCAACCGGCACGACGATCAGGCCGAGCACAGTGAGCGGGATGCAGACCAGGAACAGCGCCACGTTCTGGGTAATAGCCCACAGGTAATGCCGGATCATGGCCATGGATATTGCGCCCCGATGGCTTCGTAACGCTCGGTACCCGCCGTGCGCGCTGCCTCGATGTCAGCGGCAGCACCGCCCATCGCCTGCAGACGTGCCACTTCCGAGAAATAGCGATCAGACCCACTCACAGGATCGGCGTATGCCTTCAGGCGCAGCGCTTCAATCTCTGTCTTGGTCAGAGGAGCAGGGGATGGCGGCTCAGCAAGAAACGGAAAGCCGCCTTCACTACAGTCGATCACCTTGCCGTGTGACTGGCCATCCAGCAGCGCCGCATGCTCTTCTACGGTGATTGCCACCACGTCAGCTGGCAAGTTGTCGCCGTGGATGGCGGGGTCGTAGAAACCGCCGGTAGATTTTGCGTAGTACATGGAGTTCTCCTTAATAGCCAATCGCGAACCAGTGCTTTTGCTCAGTGCCTGAAAATAGGTTCTGCAGCTTGTACTGAGCAGCCGAAACAACATCGGCATTTACCCCACCTGACGATCCAGGAACCCCCGTTGAGGCAATCACATGTAAGGCGGCATTCGGGAAAGTAATCGGGAATGAATATGTGGTTGTTGTAGAACCTACGACCCCCTGCTGGCCCCACTGGATAATCAGCCCGCTAGGAAGCTTCTGGTATCCGTTGCCGGTGAGTGCAGCCGCAAAAGTCGCGACATACTTCAATGCCGCAGTGCCACCCGTGACGAGCCACAAGGTGCCCCCGCTTACGACGGTAAGTGTGTCCCCTAAGTCCAGGGTGAAGCTCGTTTGTAACGAGCCGTTGGCGCTCATGCTGTCCGTGCCATTACGTTGCACGATGGCTCCGGGTTGGCCGGTGCATATAAATTCAAAAGAACCGCCCACGGGGACAGCGGAGAGCGGCGGCAGCGTAGTCGAGGTTGCGCCGGATATCAGGTTGACTATTTTCCCCACATCGATAGCGGCAAGTGTGCCTGCACTATTCCGGCTAATTTGTCCCGCCCTGCTGCCCAACGCACGCTGTAGAGCCTCCATGGTCGCGGCCTTAGTGGAGGTATCGAACTGGGCAGGTGTGGTGAACACACCCGCTGCCCGAAGCGCCAACAACAGTTGATTGCTCGCTACCTCGCTTGGAGCAATACCAGCTGCTGCAATAACGCTGAGCAGTTCATCGGTAACTTGGTTAGCCCACGCAGATGGGTCAAGTGAGGCAGGCTGCCCGAGTAGCGGATTGCCATCGGTGAACTTGCCACCGACCAGGCCGACGCCTGGTACTGAGTTTGGATAATTCATGGTTAAGCTCCGTAACGGAATGAAAGGATGGAGCCCGCCGGCTTGCGTTTTTGCATCACGCACTCAAGCTCGGCGTCGCCCCAGACTCGGTAGCGCTCGCCATAGGCAGAGCGACCATGGCGGCGTGGAATAACGAGAGCGGCCGGCAGGTTCAGCTGCCAAGCGTCCTCCCAGGCTTCGCCGCCATAGGGCTCGCCCATGCGAGCGCGGCCATGACGGCGGGCGCAGTACTCGGTGATGGTCGCGCTGGGGTAACCGAGGGCTGCAGCCAGAGAGATGAAATAGGGGCGACTTTGTCCGCCCTGGGCGATGATCTTGGCCTGCACTGCAGCAATGCGTTCTTGCAGGGTTTGTGAGCCTTGCACGCTGCAACTGTCGGGCAGGCCGAGGGCCCGCTCCCAGCGCTCCAGGGTTTCGTTGGCCTGTCCTGGATCTGACTCCCGATAGAGGTCGTCTGTACGCAGATGCGCCCTGGCCAGCGACTCACCAAAGGCCCGCAGCAACAGCTGCAGGTTGCTTTCAGGATCTTGCGACCAGGCGGCACCCGGTGGCAGCAGCTGGCTGAGCTGCTGGCCGTAGTCCTCTGCTGTTATAGCCATGCGATGCTCCCGAAGGTCGGCATCTGGCCTGTGCTTGGCGTAACGTCAGCGCCGGGGGCCGCCACAGTGTTGTCTTTTTCGCCGTTGGCAATGCTGACGGCTTCACGGATTTGGCTAAGCAGGAAGACGACACCAGGAGCAGCTTCGCGGCGATGTAGGTCACGCAGTTCAGCTTCGATAGCGGCTTTTACTGACGCGGTATTTGGCACTGCGCGGATCTGGTAAGCGACAGGCAGCGCCACGGGGGGCAATACAGAAACTGAGCGACGCCCTGCAGGACGACGTTCCGCAATATAGGCACTGGCAGCGGCCAATACGGCTGCACTCGGAATAGGGTCAGCAAGGTTATCGCACGCAATACGGACGACCACGCTACCGCTACCCAGCTCGTGCTCAGTGACCCAGGCGCTGGTGATGTCCTGGTGCGAATCCAGCGCCCAGGTTTCGTAGTCTTTTAGGCTGCCGCCTTGAGGCGGGTCAGACATGCGGCGGTTTACGCGGGTGCGCAGGCTTTCCAGGGTTTCCTGTTCGGTACCACCCGTAAAGCCACCAGCTGCAACGGTTAAGCCTGACTGAATACCCGCCACCGGACTGAGCAGGGTCAATCGCGCACCAGCTGGCAAATTGCCGGCGACACCTGGTGCTTGCGCATCCACCCATACTTGTCCGGTTGAGCCGGCGAGCACCAGGTCAGCACGCGTGGTGTAAAGCACGCCTTGGCCATATTGCAGCTGGGTGCCTGCTAGCAATGTCGAACCACTAGAGCCTGTTACTTGTGCCTGACCAACCGCTGCGACCGGATCGCGATACCAGAGCTTAAATGCCCGTGCCCAGCGCTCTACACCTTCGGCGTCGGCCAGTTCATCTGGCAGCATGTTGCGATGGCGGTAGTCGATATGGGCGTGCAGGCCTTGTACCCCCCCAGCCTGGGCAAAGGCCAAAACACCGACCGTACTGCGGCGGGTTCGCGCATCGGTACCTGGTAACCAGGTCTCGATATCGGTGGCGCATTGCTGCCGGTTTTCCTCAAGGGATGGCAGAACAAAGGTCATTACAGAGCCTCCCACAGAGAGTCAAATTGATGGTTTTCGGTGCGGCCATCGCGGCGATAGATGGCCACGGCAAGGCGAAGCGTTCCGCGTGCGGGAACGCTGGCCGTGACTTCAACACGTGAGGCGATGCCGTCTTCCAGCTGCCAGCCGATGCTTGCCTTGCCGTACTCACGCGCCCGGCGAAGGGTTTCGTCAATTTCCTTTTCACGGCCGAGCAGCCACAGCCAGGAACCAATCTGATCGCCTGCCACATCGGGCCAGGCATCACCTGGCCAGCCACGGCGGTCGTCATCGCTGCCGGGCAGAACGTCATCGGTGCGGGCCATCCGGTCGGAGAACAGGCTGATCAGCGTGGGCGTTTGCAGGCTGTGATCGAGCACCAGGTCGCCATTCTCGATGGCGATGTCGGCTTCGCTGCCGTTCCAGATCAAGGCGATATCGGTCATGCCGGCACCCCACTCTGGCCGGTACCCGGCTGTGTGTTGAGGTGCTTGTGACCTGTCTGGCTGATGCCGTCCGCAACCTGGTCACCCTGCGAGACAATCTTGCCGGTGGTATTGATCTGCGGCGTATCGAAGTTCACCGCCGTGGCGGCCTTGATGTTGAGAGTGTGGGTCTCGATGTCGATCACTCGGCCACGCTTTAAGTGAATCTTGTCTTTTTCGTCGGTATAGATGGCCACCTCGCCAGCCTCCATACCGGTGATGCGGTAGCGGCGGTCACCGCAGGCAATAACGACGCTGTGCGCGCGGTGACCACCGACAGAAACCACCAGGGCTTCGGCACCGGCATGCGGTACGGCAGTGAAGCCGTATTGCTGCCAGTGCTCGGCGCCGTCCAGGGTTTCATCGGCCAGCAGACTGAGCTGCAAGGTCTGCATTTTGGCGGCATCGTTCACCAGAGTGACGACGGCGCGGGTGACCATC